TATGGTTTATGTGCCTTATGGTAAGAACAATGATTATTCAGACTACCTATCTTATCTTTATAACAATTCGGGAATACATGGTGCGATAATAAAAGGTAAGGCAACTTATATCTTTGGTAAAGGTTTTAAAATTAGAGCCGATTGGAACGGTGACAAGATAGGTTTACAAAAAACTTTAAACTCAATTAACAATTCTCAAACGGCGGATGAATTAGCAAGAAAGAAAATTTTTGAACGTACTCTTTACGGTGGGTGTGCATACTTAATTGAGTGGGATGTTTTTGGAAACATGAAAAGTGTCAAGCTTCAACCGTTTAACACAATTAGAACTTGCGTAGATAAGTCAGAGTTCTACATCTCTAAGGAATGGACAAGAGAACAATCTACTAATTCTAAATGGAAGAAGTCAAACGGTCGCTTACCTGATGACACTGTTACATTACCAGCGTTTAACCCTTTAAAAAGAGAGGGCAAACAAATCCTTTATTTAATAGACGATAACCCTGCGAGTGATATATACCCATTGCCTGAGTATAATAGTGGAGCTACACCGATTGAAACGGACATAGAGTGCAACTTCTTCCAACTTAACAATGTTAAGACTGGCTTTAGTGCAGGAACAATGGTCACTTTCTTTAATGGAACGGCAATTAATGACGAAGAGCAAATCGAGATTGAACACGCATTTAAAAGCAAGGCTTCAGGAACGGACAACGCAGGGGAAATTCTTTTAAACTTTCAGAATCCAAACACAACCGCTCCGACTATTAGTCCTTTGCGTTCTAATGATTTAGATAAACAATACGAGCAACTAAGTAAGGATACTATCAATAAGATTCTTTATTCACATCGTGTCAGTAATGGTTTACTTTTTGGAATTAAGACTCCAGGCGAACTTGGAGGCGGACGGTCAGAGTTTGATTTGTCTTGGGAACATTTTAGCAATACCTATGTGAAGCCAAAACAACAAGAAGAGGAGGAGGACATGAACTATATCCTTAGTCTTTATGGTTACATCGGCAACCCCGTTGAATTGACTACCTTAGACCCTATCGGAATAGAGTTGACAAGTGAAGTAATAAGTAGAACAATAGATGCGGATTCATTTGCTGACATGGTTTATATGCGTTTAGGAATAGAAAAGCCTAACCTGGTTAAAAAGGATGACATCTTAACTATTATAAATTCAAATCCTATAATTGCACCTAAGATTCTTGAAAGTTTAACTACTAACGAAATTAGGCAATTAATAAGCTTACCTGCAATTTTGGGGGGCGATACAACAAAAACGAGCGCATTCTCTACCGAAGAAGATTTTATCTTGGCTAAGTTTTTAGAAATTGGAGAACCTGCAGAGAATTACACGATAGTAAAATCTTGTTTTGTTTACTCAGACTCTGAGAATTTTGCAAAGGAAGATGACGATAAATTAATTGAGGCAATAAAGAAAAACAAGAAGATTAAAATTTCTGACTTGGCTAAGAAATTAGGACTAAGCGAAAGTGAAATTTACAAAAGTTTAGAACGCTTAAATAAGTCAAATACTTTACTTGTAGACTACACGGAAACCAACGGAGAGATAAGCATAACTCCAAAAGAGATTCAAGAGCCACCGACTCAAGAAGTAGGCTTGGAAACTAAATGGAGATATACAACTAATTTAAGCCCTAAACTTTTAGATACAAGCAGAGATTTTTGTATTAAACTTATAGGGGCTAATCAATTATATTCAAGAGCGCAGATAGATGCAATGCAAAATGAAGCAAGTACAAGAGGTTATAATGATGATGTATTTAAGTATAAGGGAGGATGGCAGACCATTAAAGGGACAGTCACTCATATTCCATCATGCAGACATTTTTGGGAATCAGTATTGGTTAAAAAGAATAAATAGAAATGAGTTTAAAACCACTTTTCGTAAGCACCGCAACCATTAAAAAATATGGTGTAATTGAGAACAATGTCGATGACAAGTTGATTGCACAGACTATTATAATGGTGCAAGATTTACAACTGCAACAAATTTTAGGGAGTGACCTTTACAATGAAATTGCAAACCAAATAAACGCATCTACTCTAACGGGCTTGAATCAAACTTTGTTAGACGAATATATTAGAGACTTTATTATCAACGCAACCATTGCTGATGGGGCGATAATATTTAACTACCGTTTCTCTAATAAGGGTGTAGTAACACAAAATAGCGACAACCAACAACCAGTATCTCAAAGAGAGCTTGAATTGATTGAACAAAAATGGGGGCGTATGGCTGAGTTTTACGGCAAAAGGTTAAGCGGTTATTTAGCTGAGAACTCTAATATTTACCCTTTGTGGATGTCAGGCAATAATAAACTACAAGACATTCAATCAAGAGAATTAGGATATAGCACAGGTTTCTTTTTAGGCAGGTCAAGACGAACAACAACAAACAATGAGCGAAAATACTACCCATACTGTAAAGATTGCTAATAAGAAAATCACTAAGAAAAACTTGCAAAAGTTGATGATTTACATTGAAAAGAAAAAATGATAACTAAGAACACCTTATATCAATACTTCAAGGACTTTGCAGACAACCATTTGCAAATAAAAGACTATGGGTATGGCGACCTTTGGGAAATTAGTGCGTCTACGGCTACGCAATACCCTTTATTTTGGGTAAGTCCGCAACCGTCCAATATTTCAGGTAATGATATAATTTATAATTTCAGTATCTTAATAGGCGATAGGGTTGAAGACGGAGAAGGTAACAAAGTCGAAATAGAATCGGACACTTTTCAAATCGGTTTAGACTTGTTTGCAACTCTTAATCTTCATACCGAATTGGACTTAGACAAGACTTCAACATTTACCCCATTCGTACACGATTTTAAAGACAAAATAGCAGGACATTTAATTACATTGAGCGTATCAGCTCCTTTTAATTATGATGAGTGTGCAATACCACAACTATAAAAAAAAATAAAAAAATAATATGACAAGTTTAGAAAGAATTTCAGGCGCAGTAGGAAGTCAATTAGTAACTGGCACTTCCACAGTAACACGAGTATTCAGTGCATTAAGCATCAACGCTGATGCGGTAATAGCCGAGATATACTATGACAACGATTTAGTTACAAACCAAGTAACGGCATTGGGAATTAACGCACAAACATTGAGCGCAGGTTCTATTATGTTCTGCAAAAACGATGTGCAATTTGGTAAAATTAAATTAACCTCAGGCTCGGTTTTTATCCACTAATTATGTTAACTGTTGGACTAAATTTAAAGCCAAGAGTTAAGAAAGGTTTTGACTCTGATGCTCAGGCATTCTTTACAAGAGTAACGGTTGCAGGTGGAACACTTTCAGCAACGGAAAAACTTGCGACTAATCAATTAGTAGTTGATTTAAAGAGTGCAGGTATATGGAGTTCAATGAAGGCTATCTACCCAATGGTTGGGGCGAGTGCTTCAGCTTGTGCGCAGAATCTTAAGAGTTCAAGTTTTACGGGGACTTTTTCAAGTGGTTGGACATTTGCAAGTACTGGTGTAACGCCTAACGGAACAAGTGCGTATTTAAACACTAATTATAATCAAACAACAGCTGGAGATAGTTTAAACTCGGCACATTTAAGTTTTTATTCAAGAACTAATGTTAATACTGCACAAGTAGAGATGGGAATACAAAATCCAATAAGCACTTATAATATATTAGAACTTAGGACAGCAGGAATAACTTATTTTAATATTAATTCATCAGTTAATGCTACATATACAGATGCAAATTCATTGGGATTTTATGTAGGAAATAGACAAGCAGCAACCGATTTGGATTTATGGAAAAACGGGACTAAAGTAATAAATGGAACAACAATAAGTAGTTTTTTACCAAATGACAATATATATATTGGTGCTATAAATAATATAGGTACTGCTGCTTCTTTCTCAACTAAACAATGTGCATTTTGTTCAATTGGTTCTAGTTTAACAGATACTCAAGCAGTAGACTTTTATACAAATGTCCAAACATTCAATACAACATTAAGCAGACAAGTTTAAAATAAAATAATATGAAAGGTTATCAATTAACAATAGAACAAAAAGAATCAATTCAAGGAGTGGAATATACTCCTTACCAATTTTTTAATTGTGTCCAAAACATCAATAATGTATGGTTTACTTTCTTGTCAGACTCTGACATAGTAGCAATTACCGACTCTGAATGGTCTTGGATATTAGATTGTCCATTAGTGGATTATGTTCCACCAACGCCACCGCCATTCCCTAACGAATAATTTATTTAATTACTCCGATACCATATGAAACACATGAACGATAACATAGCTGACCTACTACTCACTACAAGTTTTCTCGGCACTATTGCCCATTATTCTTCACTTATGCAACCTATCGTGAGTTTACTCGCTGGACTAATTGCAATTGTATCAGGTGTATTTGCAATAAGATACTATTATTTAAAATCAAAAAATGGCTAAAGCAAAAGTAGAACTAAAGTCTTTCAGAAAGAAAGCGAAAAAGAACGGAAAAGGAATCCATTCTAAAAACAATAAACCATTAAAGAAGTATAGGGGGCAAGGCAAATGTCGTTAAGAAAAACAAATACACCAAA